GCAAACGCTTCATCTTCTCCGAGCATCAAAACCAGTACGGTGCGGAGAAATGGGAGCACGTCGACAGTTTCGGCGAGGCGCGCAACGACTCGTTCCGGCAGGGCACGGGTGACTGGCTGATCTGGGCAGACTGCGACGACATCATGGACGGTGCCGACCGTCTCCGCGAAACGCTGGCCGGTGTCGCAGACGAGGTGGCAATGGTGCGCTTCCTCTACGATGTCCGCGGTACTAATAAGAAGCTGTACCGCGAGCGAGCCATGCGCCGTGCAAGTTTCCACGCCGGCCGCAAGTGGCACCACGATGTCCACGAGAACCTGCTCCTGCTCGCTGGCGACAAGCACATGGACTTAAACGATCCGGTCTGGGTCCACGCACCGCTCGAGGTCAAGCGCGAGAACCGCACGCGCAATCTGAGGATCTTGCGCAACTCGGTTCGCGACACGGCCGCGCAGTATTTTTACCTCCACCAAGAGCACTACTGCTCGGGCAACTACAAGGCCGCGGAGGAGTTTGCCAAGATTGCGCTGTCCATGCCGAACTTGATGGACTCTTTCAAGTACGAGGCGCTGCTAAACTTGGCGCGCTGCTGCGGCAATCATCGCGACGCAATCCGCTACTGCCTAGAGGCGCACGGCGTGTTCCCCTGGTGCCGCGAGGCGCTGACCTCGCTTGTCCTTCTCTACTTTGAAAAGCAGGATAGGGAACGCGCGTTCTACTGGGCCGAGCAGGCGCTGCTCAGACCGGAGCCGCCAGACGAGATTCGGCCGTGGACGCACGAGGCCAAGCATTACGGCTGGTACGGCATTGACCTCGCCGCGCGTGCAGCGCGTTACGCCGGCAAGATGGAACGTGCGGCTGAGTTGCAGGCCATGTTTCACAATCACTCGCGGCCGACCATCTCGCTGATCCATGCGACCCGCGGTCGCTCGAGCAAGGCCGTTGCGTGCCGTGACGCGTTCCTCCAAAGTGCCTTCAATCCGGCCAACGTGGAGCACATCTTCTGCGTCGACCTCGACGACGACGTATCAATGGAGATGTCACAGCAATTCGAACACGTCGTTTCCGATCAGCGCAGTTGCGTTGCGGCCTGGAACAAGGGAGCGCGCAAGGCGTCTGGCGATCTCATCATTCAGCTATCCGATGATTGGCTGCCTCCGCTGCACTGGGACTTGCGACTGCTTGAGCTAGTCGCGAACCGCGATCTGGCAAAGGAAGAAGTCGTCATCGCAATCAACGACGGCGCGCGTAAGGACTCGCTGCTGTGCATGGCGATTATGTCTCGCGCGCGCTGGGAGAAGCAGGGCGATATGTTCTACGCTGGCTACGAGTCGGTCTTCTCGGATGACGAGTTTTCGCATCGAGCCTGGAAGGATGGCGTGGTCATCGACGCACGCGACAAGATCACCTTTGTCCACGCGCATCCGCAATTCGGTCATGGTAAACTAGATGCGACGTATGAGCACAATAACCAGAGCGAGCGATACAAGCGAGGAAAGGAACTGTTCGAATCTCGAAACTCATGAACCATTTTTTTCACGAATCAAAGTTTGGTGAGAACTGGTTCGACTATGCCGACATTTACTCGCGCTTTGTCGAGGAGGCTCCAGCCGGCTCAACCATTGTCGAGGTCGGCTCGTGGCGTGGTCGATCTATGGCGTTCCTCGGAGTCGAGGCGATCAAGAGCCAGAAGCAGTTGCAGCTCTACGCGGTCGATACATTCCGAGGCAGCATCGAGCACGCAGGGCATCCGCAGCTTGCGAGTGGTTCAATGGTCGGCCACTTCCTCCAGAACATTAAGCCGATCTTGCACGCGGTGCATTGTCTGCCGCTGCCGTCAACCGAGGCATCAAAGCTGTTCGACGATGAGTCAGTCTTCGCGGTGTTCATCGACGCATCTCATCAGTACGAGGATGTCCTTTCGGACATTATCCATTGGAGCAAAAAGGTGCAGCCTGGCGGCTACTTGGCTGGTCATGACTTCAGCGAATACGATGGGGTCCGACGCGCTGTCGCTGAGACGCTTGGGCGATACACGATTGTCGGTCAGTCTTGGGTAACGCGATGCTGACGATCTTCACAATCGTTTTGAATGGCAGTCCATTCATTGAAAGACAGCTGCCAATCTTTCAAAGGTTAAACATTCCGTGGAGGTGGCACATTGTCGAAGGCGTCTCGCGTCCGCAGGAATGCACGAGTTGGTGCGCCGAAGTTCAAAACAAGTGGCATCAGAACTGGCTATCCATCGACGGAACTACTGAGTACCTCGACAGCATCAAGGATCCGCGCGTTCGCGTGACTTGGCGGCTCGGTCCTTGGGCTGGAAAAATCGCAATGGTGCAAGCAGCTATGGAAGACGTCACCGATGGCGTCGTGATGCAGATCGACGCTGACGAGTTCTGGACTGCTGACCAGTTAGAGCGAGTCTACGATATGTTGAAAGACAAGCAGCCCGGCGACTTCGCGCAGTTCGACTGTTTCTACTTTGTCGGGCCGAGAAAGGTCGTGACGACGCGGCAAGGCTTTGGCTCGATGTCATACGAATGGTTTCGCGCGTGGAAAATGGCGCCGAGACTGCGGTTCAACAGTCACGAGCCTCCGGTCCTAAACGCTTGGGCGAGCTACGTTCCGCGCGAGACTACGCGCGCGATGGGACTTGTGTTCGACCACTATGCCTACTTCACCGAGGAGCAGGTTGCATTTAAGGAGCAGTTCTACCAGTACGAAGGCTTAGTCGACGGGTGGCGTCGGTTGCAGGAAAGCAAGGGCGACGTGCGGCTGTGCGACTATTTTAAGTTCCTCGACAAGCAACCTTGGGTCATCGCTAGCGACATATGAAAACCGTTGTGCTGATCTACCACGAGCGGCTGGGCGATATCCTCCGTTGCTTGCCAATAGCGAGGCACTTTGCGTCGATGGGATACGACGTAGCCATCGAGTGCCTCCCTCAGTATTACGGCGTTTTTGAGGCCGTCGGCTACGCGCGGCCGACATCGCCTGGGCGTGACCTAAAGGCACGGCGCATCGACCTTCAGATCTGGCCGGATAAGTACGTCGCCTTCCGCGCCAGTGGGAAGTCGTGGGAAGACTTTGTGTACGGGCTGCTGCCGGAGTGCGACGGCCTAGACCGTTCAATCGTCTTTGATCGAGTGCCGACGATGTCAGCCGTCGAGGACCACCTGTACGGTTCACAGACCGCCATCGTTTCCCCTTTCGGCTACAGCCAAACGGTCAAGATCGCTCCGCACCTGATCTGCCAGTACGCCTTCCAGACCTTCGGCGCTCCGATGCGCATCTTGGCCGAGGAGCGGCAGGCCGAGGCGTGCATTGCCGCCGGCTGGTCTGAGTCGCTGTTTCTCACGGCACGGTCGATTCCTGACCTGATCCGGATGTTGCGTGACGCTCGGCAGGTGATGACCGTTAACTCAGCACCTGCCATCATTTGCAATGCCGTGCGGTCGTCCTATTGGCACATTCCGTCCGGCACGCCGCAGGATGATACGATCACCGCCAAGTCCAAGGTTGTGACATTTGGCCCTTTAGTATGACCGTCCGAGACTTTGACCCGACGCGCCTGGAGGCGGACTTTTCGGCCATTCAAGATCAGGCTGGCATCACGTTCAGCATCTTCAACACGGCCATCACCGGCGTCTGGAACAACTCGCGGAATATGTTCCAGTCGTTCGAAGATCAGCGCCGAGACGAGGGGCGCTTCACGGTATTTTTCCTAGCGTCGCAGGTCGTGACTGCTCCGCAGCTGACGACAACCGTCGTGCGCGCTGGGGTGACGTACTTCATCGAGGCACTAGAATTCGACGCCGAAGGAACCGGCGTTCAGATCGAGGTTCGCAAGTCGATATGATCGCGCTCGAGGTACGCACTCGCGAACTTGAAATGAAGCTGGCACGGCTGGCGGATGCTGCGCGTGTCGACTACGGCAACGTGATTCGTGAAGAAGGCCGGTTTGTGACTCAGACTCTGGTCAAGTTCACTCCACCTAAGAATCTATCGCAGGGTCGAAACGCAGTTGCCGGCGACATGACGAAACTGTCGCTGCCGTTGATTTACGAATACTTCCAGTCGCGAATCACTGAAGGCGGTTTCTACAAGAGCATCGCGCGATACGTTAGAACGCGAGCAACCGAGAAGCTGAATCTGCTTTTTCAGAATCCGAACTTGCACGGTTTCTACGGTCTGCAAGTGCTGCGGTCCTACGAAGAACTGGCAGCCCAGCATCGTCAGCGCAGGAATAACCGCGGCAGAATTGGCAGCAAAACAAACTTCGCCTCTTACTCTGGCGACTACAAGAAACTGCTGAGTGACGTGCAGTCTCGCGTTGGTTGGACGGTTTCCGGATGGATTCCAGCCGCTAAAGCGACCGGAGCAAAGTACAAAAAATTCTCTGATCGCTTTGGAGGCAAGTCTGGAGCGGTTCAGTATAACTTCGGCCGCAATCCTTTTATCTTTGCACGCAACACCAACGTTAAGATTCCAAACTATCAACGCACGGTTGATGCAGTTTTGCGGAGTCGCATTGCAACGACGCAGGCGAAACTTGAAAGAGTGTTGGCTGGCAAGGCCGTGAATCTCGGTTTTGTTCGAGTCAAGGGAGGTCGATCAGTTCCATTTAGCCAAGCCGCATGAGTACCAGAACACAGATCCGAAACGCCATCGGCGCCAAGTTAACCGCCGGAGGTGCCGTCGTGCCGACCGCTAACTTGCTGCGAGGGCGAAACAACACGCTGCAGTCGGTTTCCTTCCCGTCTGCGGCGGTCTACGCTGTTGACGAGCAGATCGAGGTCCGGTCGCTAGCGCCGAGCAATCGCGTCCAGTATCGCCAACTGACCGTGAACGTGGACTACTTCACGGCACAGACTGGCGTGACCTACATTGACGATCTTTTCGATACTGGCTCGGCTGCGGTGGAGGCCGCTGTTTTGGAAGACGTTACGCTCGGCGGCGTCTGCGATGACCTACATCTGACAAACGTCCAATATGTGATAGAGGACGACGAGGACAAGCGCTGGGGCGTCGCGCGTCACACCTTCAACTGCATTTATCTAACCACTGACTAATATGGCTAACCACCTCGGCCGCGAAGGCACCGTTAAAATCAGCAGCACCACCATCGGTGAATTGCGCAACTACTCGCTCGCGCATTCGTCGGATGTCGTCGAAGACTCCGTTATCGGAGATACCTACCGCACTCGCAAGGCCACGATGAAGACCTGGTCGGTGTCCGGTGATTTGTACTGGGACGAGACTGATGCCGGCCAGCTTTCGCTGACCATCGGCTCGTCGGTTACCGTCAACCTTTTCCCAGAAGGCGGCGCTGCAACGGCGACGTACTACTCCGGAGGCGGCATCGTCACGAAGTTCGACATCAGCGCTGCGTTCGACGGCATGGTTGAAGGTTCG